ATGGGAAGAAATACATTGCCGTGGTCGCTCAGAATACGACCGGATACCGGCTACTACGTGTATAAGCTCGCGGGCTGGAAAGATTACAAAACGACGGGAACTAAACTGAAAGGCGAAGCGATGACCGTGGTCATGCAGGCCTTGAAAGAGGCCGAGCAAAAGGCCGAAGGGCGCATGACCCTTCGCGTCTACGCGGACCCGTTCTACATCTACGATCGCTGCCCCCATATTCAGCGGATAGGCCGCCGTATCACGAAGAAGAGCGCGCGGATCATGCGCGCCTATCTTGAGAACCACCTTTTCACTGACCCTCTCGCGAGCAAGGTGATGAGCGATATCACTATCCGCGACATTACGGATTATCGGGCTCGTCTCGAGAAGAAGGCTGTTGCGAAACAGGAAAAGAAGCCGAAAGAACGTAAGGATGGAGATCCTGAGCCAGAGCCCAAGATCGAGTCCTCGGCCAAGCCTCTCGCTGCGGAGACGATCAACAAAATCATGGCTGGAGTGAAGGTCATTTTCAGAGAAGCGTGCCTGAATCGTGACCTCCTCTACAACCCGTGCTCGGGCATCGTTCGCCTAGACCCCGAAGAAAACCCCCGCGGTGTCTATACGCGTGAAGAATTGCTGGTTCTTTTCAAAAATGAAAATTGGACGAACAAGGAGGCCCTCTTCTGCTTCTTGTTCGATGCTATGACAGGGATGCGATGCGGTGAAGTTCTCGCCTTCCCGTGGGGATGTTTTTTCCCCGACTTTACTCTCGACATCGTGAATGCCTGGAAGGATACTGCGGAACCGGGAGAGCCGAAATGGGATAAGCCTCGCGCGATCCCCGCGTCTGAATCAGCGAAGAAGCTCCTTGAGTTATACAAGCCGACAAGGAAGATGACGGCCGCCAAGGATCTTCTCTTCTGCGAAGAGGAGAAAGAGAAGAAGAAGGGAGCGCGCCGAGGAGCGACGTGGTGGAAGAAAAACTTCGAAGGTCCCATGCTGAAGTCGAAACTCCCAGCGCTCGATATCGATGGGCATAAGCGGACGCCGCATAGCCTTCGGCATTCTCTTAACACAATACTTCTCCAGGCGGGATGCAATCCGCTCCTTGTTCGTGAATACCTTGGATGGAGTGAGGATGGCCCCCGTGTTACGCGCGTTCAAAAGGGTTATACTCACTTTAATGTGACAGACATGAAGGGCGTCCTTGAAGTAATCGACGGACTATTTTTACCCTTGGTCGAGGAGGGGTTATGAAAAAGCATTTACTCGCACTGTTGTTTATGGGGGCGTTATTGTGTACCGCTGGATACGCCCAGAATGGGTATAAGGGCTATGGTTGGGGAATGACGCTTAGTCAAATTACAGCGAAGTGCCCAGACTTAAAGGCGTATGATTATATACGCTGGCCTGTACCTTCGTATGCATTAATGTACTTCTATTCTAATGAGATTGAATCAGGGGTTCCGAATCCATTAGCCTACGAAACGAAAAGTATTACTGCATATGAATCTGAAAAAGAAAAGTTGAAGTTTTATTTTGTGGGGCAGTATTTATCGGCCGTAGAAATTGAGTTTAATCAAAACAGGATATTAAAGGAATTGGAGACTCAGTATGGGGATGTTTCTCCTGTGCGTGGTTCATACGGTAGCTATCAATACGAAACGGCTTCTTGGAGAAAAAACGAGGAAGTAGTTGTTGTCTGGGAAAACTCTGGCTACGGTATTGAACATGTAACATACGTATCAGGGAAATGGCTAAAAATAATAATAGATAAGGCGATGGATGTGTATAGAGCGGATCGGTCCAGTTCAAAATCGAGGCTTGATTAATGACTAGAGAATGAGCAATCACTGAGTCCTCACTGAGTATTCAGTGAATCGTCAAAACAAGGCGCTTTTCGGGGCTAAAAACCTCTGAGGGCGCCTTTTTTGTCTCTCCGGATCACTCCAATGCCAAAATATGGAGATAATATGCAAACGTGCTTCATATGTAAGCAAAAGACATAATATGTCATCAAAATAACGCTATTCAGTGAGTCCTCACTGCAATGACGTGGATGCTCAGTGAGCCCTCAGCCCCAGAAGAAGAGAAAGGAATAGAAGGGAAAGGAAAGGAATAGAATTAATATAATACAGCGATTCGCTCGACTGACCTAAAGACGCCTTCGGCGACTCGGACTTCGCCGAGTCAATATTCAGAAAAATAAATATTGGAAAGGAAGTGGCAGAAAACTCTCGAACATGAACGGATATGTCCGAGACCGGGTTAATCGATCCTTGACGGCCTGGCGTTCAGCCGAAGCCATTTTACATGTACTTCTTGAACCAGTCTTCCGCCCACTTGCCGCGGTCATTGACTGGAGATGTGCTGTAAATCTCTTGGAATAATTCGTTCACCCGTTCACGATAGCCGGGCGTATCATCATCAGGATCGTTAATACCTCTATTCTCGAACTCGGCCTTTGCCCTGATGACAGCATCACCCCAAATGGCTTCTTTCGCTTTCATTTTTGCCATGGCAGCGGCAAGTAGTGATTTATTCACATCGCGGTTGATCGCCCTTTTCTCAGGTGGCCGGATCATTCTGTTTAGGATTGTTTTTACGGCCTTGATCTTCTCGTCATAGGGAATGTATTTTCCATCTCTTTCTAGAAACGCGAAGGTTGCCTGGAAAAACTGAACAATATCGGTTTCGGTAAGCTGGCGACTTGTATCTCGATCACAAAGCGGAATGCCTTTCCATTGGGCAGGTTTATCGGCTGCGAATACCCATGTAGCTGGCTTTGATATTTTAAACACAGGTAAGTTCACGGGATGCCATGTTTCATAGCTGGACGTTTATTCCTTTACCCGAAAGGGCAATATTTTACATTGATATTGTCGTATGGCGGCCGGAACCTGTCCAGCCGGGAAAGGAACTATTTGTCTCCGGCCGCCTTGGAAAGACTGGTATCGACTTCATTAGGCATTTCACTATTAGTTGTTTCATCAGCCTCAAGCTCAAGTTTTTCTAATCTCTCTAGCCGCTCGATTCCCTTCAAAATCAATAATCCTGCGAATTGTTGCTTTTCAAGGGAGGAATAACTCCTCTCATGTAGCGTATCAAAGCGCCCACGCAGATCCTCGGTAATTCGAATTGTAATGTATTCGGATTTTGGGTCTTTGCTTTTCGGTCTTGCCATTTTTCCCTCCACTTTATTTTCGGCAATCATCCCACAAAAATCAACAAAAACTATTGACAAGGTGTATTGGTGGGTTTATGTTGGTTTTCGTGAGGTGAAACCATGCCGACCAGTAACACCGATTTTATGACAATTCGTTGCCCCGAGGCTCTCAAAAAGCGACTTCGAGCGCGCGCCAAGAAGGATCATCGTACCTTGGCGGAAGAGGCGCGCTATCTCCTCGATATTGGAATGGACGAGTCTGTACAGGCTCGGGATCTTGCCGAGTGTCTTTCATCTGCCAGGGAACGGTCGTGAGGGTCTTCGCCGTCTATCGCCGCGCCCTCAATCTGCGAAAACACGCGCATCGGTGCCGAGTCTGCAATCGCATCATGGCCGACGGCGATTCCGTCGTTTGGGGAGAGCTTCGCCCTGGCAAAAAAGTCGTCATCCACGCGGAATGCGCCTGTAGGCCGTTCACCGGCAGTACACCTACTGACTTGGCGAAGGACACTCCTAGCTCGTGGGGCGAGTGGCTCGACTATCACACCGATCAGAGTCGGATGGACGCTGTACAGCGGACCTTTGCGAACTGGCGCGCTCACCATGCTGAGAAGGTGGCGTACTCATGAGAGCCGCACGCGAAGGCCGTGCGGATCGTCTTCGTGAGCGCGCCGAGGAGGCCCGAGGCGAGGCTGCGGCCGCCCAGAAGAGCTCCGATAAGATCGCAGAGCGTTTCTACATGGGCCAGCCCATCCTCGTTGGCCATCACTCCGAGGCGGGAGCACGCCGGGACCACGAGCGCTGTGACAACCTCATGCGGAAGAGTATCGCCGCCTCAGGCCAGGCTGACGATCTCGATCGCCGGGCCGATGCCGCCGAGAACAACACGTCGATCTACGCGGATGCAGAGGACCCCGTTGCCGAGATAGACGCGAAGCTCGAAAAGATGCGCAAGCTCCGGGACACCATGAAAAAGGCGAATGTCCTCGTTCGCGGCATTTTAGCCGGGAAGCCGCTCGAATCGGAGCTTGCCGAGCTTGTATGGTCCCCTGAGAGAGCCAAAAAGCTTATGGAGCCGAACTGCTTCGGATGCTACGGATTCGAGAGTTTCCAGCTCACCAACCTGGGCGCGAACATCCGAAGGCTCGAGGCGCGACGGAAGGCCCTCGCTGAGGAGAAGGCGGCGCCGGCCTCAGAGCGTGTGGTTGGCGACGTGCGCGTTGTCGAGGACCCGGACCTCATGCGCATCCAGCTTGTTTTCAAGGGCAAGCCCGACGAGGCGAAGAGAGCCGTCCTCAAGTCCGAGGGCTTCCGCTGGGCTCCATCTGTCGGGGCCTGGCAGCGCCAGCTTAATAGCTCGGGCCGCGCGGCCGCCGCGCGAGCCCTCGCACGGATCAACCAAGTTACCCCACCTCTCGCCGCTGATGACCCCCTCCCCGACAGCGAGTAGCGGCGAGAGGTTTCTTTCCTCCTCGTATGGGGAGGCATTTCGAGGAAAAGGAGGAGCAAAGCGTTGATCAACCAGACGATCCGCGAGGTAGACCTCGAGAACCTGAACGGAGGCGCCATCCAGGAGCTCTTCGATGTGGAGTGGAAGAAGATCGTCGACAACATCGCCGACCTCAACACTAAGCCCGACGCCGCGCGCGAGATCACCATCAAGGTGGTGATTCGCCCCGACAAGCTGCGCAGGACGGCCGTGTCCAAGGTCGCGGTCACATCGAAGCTGCCGGCCATGCAGCCCCATGAATCGTTCGTCTTCTTCGACAGAAAAGACGGCGACCTGGTGGCGTACCCGGACGATCCGCATCAGGGCAAGCTCGAAGGTATCGAGGACGGGCAAGAGGAACAGGCCGTCCCCGGCATGAGAAGTTTCTCGATAGCCAAGTAAGGAGGCTGTGCAGTGATCGATGCAAATTTCGTCGATAAGATCGTCTCCCTCGGAGACGATGCGACCGTGAAGGAAGTGGATGGGGTCAACTACTCCGTCCGCGATCTCAAGCCCGTCTTCTTCGAGCCCAGGCCCGACCCGGTGGAGGTACTCACCTTAACCGGCCTCTCCGACTACATCGAGAAGAACGTCGACGAGCTCAAGAGGCTCGAGCTCATGCTCCACGTCGTCAACCCGAAGACGGTGAAGCTCGTGTCCAAGATTTGTGGGGTCAACCGAAAGCGCGACGCTTTCGCCGAGGCCAACGTGGACGAGGAGCTCGAGGAGTACCCCTTCGGCAGGTTCATGCCGACGGAGGAGTTCGTCATCCGGCTCCGCTCTATGTACTCCCCGTCGCCGGACCTCGAGCGCGTCATCGCCTACACCTCGAACCTCTTCTCCGGCACGAACGTCGTCACCGAGGACGACGGCATCACCCAGACCGCCACCGTCAAGGTCGGCGTGACGGGCGCGCTGAAGAAGAACGAGCAGGCGCCGGTCATCGTCAACCTGAAGCCCTTCCGGACCTTCCGGGAGCTCGATCAGGTCGAGTCCGAGTTCCTCTTCCGCGTCCGCGTGGACGGCGAGGGGAAGGCGCCTGTGTGCGCCCTCTTCGAGGCTGACGGCGGGCGCTGGCGCAACTTCGCCGTACTGGCGATCCGCGACTGGCTCGCGGAGAAGATCCAGGACATCGCAATCATCGCGTAGGCGATGCACTGCGGCTACTTCGCGCTGGTTGTCGGGGTAAGGCCAGCTCAAGAACAAAACCCCGGACGCCTTGGTGATGATGACGAGGCGGATGGCTACGGCGGGATGGAAGTCCGGCACTGGGAGAAGGGGCCCAGTGAGCCGGGAGCGGGGCTCTGAGAGCGATCGGCTGAAAGCCCGCTCATACTGATGCTTCCATCATCGAATATTGAATGACTGGGGTGGACGGAACGGATAGCTGCGAGCCGTCCGCCCCTACTTCGCGGAGCTGGCCTATCGGTTGGGCGCCGGCCTTCCACGCCGGTTTAGGCGGGTTCGATTCCCGCGCTTCGCTATTCATGGGGCTCTCAAACCCCCTTATTCGGAGGATCGGAACAATGACGATAGAGCTTGATGCCCAAGTGCTGGAAAACATATTTCGCTTCGCGAACAACGCGGGGACTCAGGAGAAACTCTGGTTCAGCATGGAGGACTGCGCGCTCGCGTGGGGTTTTGAGAAGACGTATTTTCACCGACGTAAGCATCTTCTCCCTGGCTTCGGGGTCTTTGATGACCCGGCCCATAAGCGCTTTTCACGTGAGCATTTTCTCGAGTGGGTTGCGCTGCCTCTCTGCGAGCACGAGCGCCGATGGGGCGCTCTTACACCGGCACAACGCCGGGAAGTCTCAAATCAGCGAGAACAAGCCGCATAACGAAACGGGGAGGGGAGAGATGGTCGGGATTATTTTGGGCTATGCGTTCCTCTACTTCATGATGTTCGTCCTCCTCGCCGTGGCGGTCGAAGGCGTACTTCAGATGATCGACAAGGACCGCCGGCGCCGGGAGGTCAAGAATGCGAAAAGGTAGTTACTTGGCCATCGTCGCACTCGTTGTGATGACCTGCGGATCGGCAATGCCTTATTCCGAGGTCAAGGCCGAACCCGCGGTCCAGCGCATAGAGGCCTCCTACCATTTTCGTGAGGTCACGAAAATGATCCCCGGCTACGTCTTCCCGATCGAGTACGCCGCGAAGATAGCCGAGCTCAACGCTTCCTTGCAGATCCCCGAGGCCGTCCTTGGACGGCTCATCGAGTGGGAATCGGGCTGGGATGCGTCCTGCGTGCGGGCCAATCCGAACGGGTCGACGGACTACGGCCTCATGCAGCTCAACTCTCGCTACCTGGCCGACTACAAGTGGCGCTACAACGACGACCGTGCATTCGACCCGCTCGCCCCCGGCGACAATCTGGCGGTGGGGATGCGGTACCTCCGCCACCTCTACGACGTGACGGGGGGCTGGTACGACGCCGTGTGCGCCTACAACGCGGGGCTTTCGCGCGTCCGCACCGGTGAGGTCCCCGAGAAGACCATCCTGTACGCGAACTGGGTTCTTGAAGAAGGGGGACTCTGATGCTCGGATTCGATCTTGAGAGAGGAAAGGCGATTGCCCTTATCGAGGCCGAGCTCCGCGGCGCCGCGCCCGATGGATGGACCATGGAGACCTTCAACGACGGATTCCTCGACATCGAGGGCGCGATCTTCCGCGACGGAAGCACGACGGCCTACATCGTTTTTCGCTGCACGGATTCCACGGAGAACTGGTTCACAAACTTCGTCTTCGTGAAGAAATCCCTGGCCTACGGAAACAAGGCGAGCAAGATCAGGCTGCATCTCGGGTTCTTCTTGGACTACACGGGTTACGCCCGCGGCTTCATTCACTCATGGCTCAAGGATCACTCGGAGGTGAAGGGCTTGGTCGTCGCGGGTCACTCCCTGGGCGGTGCTCTGGCGACGCTTTGCGCGGTCGATCTCCAGTACAACTTCGCAGACCGCTTCATCTCCGAGGACGCCGTGGAGTGCATCACTTTCGGGTCGCCGCGGGTCGGCAACAAGGCCTTCGTGGAGAGCTTCAACAAGCGGGTCCCGTTGACCCTCCGCTACCGCTACGCCAACGACATCGTGACCCATCTTCCCCCGGAGTGGTTCGGCTTCAAGCATGTCGCGGCTACGCTCCAGCTCGGAAAACCGGGCTGGCCCTCGGCCAAGGCGCACGAGCTCTCGAACTACAAGAAGGACTGAAAGATGATTACGCAGGAAACCAAGGGCGGAAAGCCCGTGACGCTTTGGATAATCGAGGAGAACCTGGAGAAAATCGACCAGGTTTGCGAAGCGGTGGGGTGCTCTCGTTCTTGGTTGGTCGGGAAGATCATCGCCGCCTCAAACATCGGCGAACTCCTCATAGAGGCTAATAAATAGCGACTATGAGCAAGGTTTATTTCGTCTTCAGCGTCGTTGCCAACGCCGTAAAAGTTGGGCAATCAGAGACCCCGTGGCGTCGTCTGCGGAGCTTACAGGTCGGTCACCCAGGAGAGCTTCGGATGCTCGCTATGCAGAACGGCGGGGAGTCTCTCGAAAGGGCACTGCACGGGCGGTTCAAAGAGTACCGTCTGACCGGCGAATGGTTCAGGTACGAAGGGGAAGTGAAGGACTACATCGATGAGCTGACGGCGATACCAGGAGCGGGAATTGAAGAGGACCCGCAATGGGACGCCGAACACGCAAGAGAGATGGCGGAAAAACGAGCTCGCCTTGTGGCAGAGATACGACGGCAAGCAAGTAATTCCGTTCCTTGCGTAGCTTCGGCCCAAAGGAGCAAGTCCGAAGAAGGCAGCGACGACACGGGGAACATCATCGACGCGATTCGGAAAGGATGCGACAAGGAAGGGCTCTATAAGGTGCTCGAAGATCAGATGAGAAAATGGAGAGTAACGGCATGAAAAACAGGACGCGGGAAATGGTCGATGAGGTGTGCTCAGGGAGGACCTACGATTTCGATGACCTCCAAAAAGATCTCCGCCGGAAGAAGGAAGTAGAGACGGCTCGCAGGGGAATACCTTGCGATGTGACTACCGATGCGCACGGGATGGCGTTCTCGGACGCCGATTCCGGGCTGTGAGGGAAAAAACATGCAGGTGATGAAGGGGAAGTACAATTTCGCCAAAGTCATGATCGACTCGATCGATGACGCCACGAGGGAGCAGATCCAGGGCTTCCTCAATCATCCCGCCTTCGGGAAGCGCCGGATCGCGATCATGCCCGACTGCCACGCCGGCAAGGGGTCCTGCGTGGGGTTCACGAGCCAGCTCGGGGACTACATCATGCCCCAGATCGTGGGCGTGGACATCGGCTGCGGGATGCTCGCCTGCCGCCTCGGCGCCATTGGGGTCGAATACGAGGAGCTCGATGCCTTCATCAAGGCTAACATCCCCTCGGGGCACTGCATCAACGAGGAGCCGCGCGACGGGCTCGAGGCGGGCTTCTACGACTCGCTGGCCAAGGTCTGCAAGCGCATCGGCGCGAGCTTCATCGACGTGCGCCGGGCCATAGGCTCGCTGGGGGGGGGCAATCACTTTATCGAGGTCGACGTGGACGAGACTGGAGATACCTGGGTGGTCATCCATTCCGGCTCCAGGAACTTCGGGAAGCGTGTAGCCGACTTCTATCAGGCGGCGGCGAGGAAGCTCCTGGAGAGCTTCCTTATCGAGCCTGAGCGCGACATGGAGTTCATCCCGAGGGACAATCCCCTCGCCGCGGAGTATCTCGATGCCATGGCGGTCGCGCAGCGCTACGCGTCGCTGAACCGGCACGACATGATGGTGAAAATCTCCACCTTCATCGGGCGCTGCATTGGTGGGTCGGACACGACGACCATCGAGTCAGTACACAACTACATCGACTTCGAGGACAGGGTGATCCGGAAAGGCGCCATCAGCGCGCGCGCCGGCGAGCTCTGCATTATCCCCTTCAATTCGGCGGAGGGGTCCGCCATCTGCTGCGGCCTAGGGAACGAGGATTGGAACCAGTCGGCCCCGCACGGCGCAGGGCGTATCATGAGCCGCACCCAGGCCTTCGCGCAGCTCGACTACAAGGAATACCAAGCCAGGCTCGCCGCAAATGGTGTCTACTCCTCGACGGCGAACTCCAGCACGCTCGACGAGGCCCCAATGGCCTACAAGTCCAGGGACATGATCCTCGAAGCGATCAAGCCCACCGTCCAGGTGGTCTCCATGCTCAAGCCGACCTACAACTTCAAGGCCTCCGAGGGGCGCCGCCGCGATAAGGAGGGTAAGTAGCTATGTTCCCCGTAAGCGATATCTCCGACGTGGACTACGCCTTTCCGGCTCACGTCCTTGGCCTGATGCCTGAGTTCAAAGACATCCCCGAGAAGTATAAGGACGGGAACACGCCCGCGAATGCCTTCTTCAACATGTGGTTCTACAGCGGGGTGAAGGGGCTCAGGGCGACCCCGCGCGAGGGTGTCGACGGCGTGAAGGCCATGCGGCACCTCTCGGCGATCATGAGGTCATTCGAGCCGAAGCACGAGCACAAGGAGGCGGCCTGCGCCTTCCTCCTCGACGAGTGGTTCAGCGACTACCAGGGCGAGCCGGCAAAGGAGAAGGAGTAGATGAATATCCAGTCGTTGTCGATCGTGGTCCCTGGAGGGTGCCCGAATAAATGCGCCTTCTGCGTCGCGCACATGCACGAGGAAGAGTACGCCGATCACATCGAGAAGAATTTGCGATTCCGCGACCTCTACGAGCGCGACTATATCGATCGCCTCCAGTTCGCGAGGGACAACGGCTGCAACACGGCCCTACTCACGGGCAACGGGGAGCCACTCGCCAACGTGCCATTCTTGAATTTCTTCGCGGCCTGCAATATCCGTCTGCCTTCTCCGTTCCGCTGGATCGAGCTCCAAACCTCGGGCGTGCTCCTGGACGACGAAAAGCTCCGCTGGCTGAGGAACACCGTCCGGGTCTCGATGATCTCTCTATCCATCTCGGACCTCTTCGACCATGCCGAGAACGACCAGATCATGGGCACGCCGGAGGGGCTTCGCTTCCTTCTGGCCTCAATGTGCTCGGAGATCAAACGCTACGACTTCGGGCTTCGCCTTTCGCTGAACCTGACCAAGCGCTACGAGGAGCGTTCGCCTGAGGAGGTCTTCAAGCGTGCCGCTGAGCTTGGAGCCGACCAGATCACGTTCAGGAAGCTCTACGCTGATGGCGACACGCCGGAGGCGGCCTGGGTCAAGGAGAACGCCGCGTCGGAGGAGTACATAGGAGCCATCGACGCCTACATAGCGCAGGCAGGGCGCGCCCTCGATGTCCTTCCCTTCGGGGCCCGTCGCTATTCCGTGGACGGGATCTCCACCGTCCTCGATGGCGACTGTATGTCAACCGCGGACTCGAAGGACGCGATCCGGTACCTCGTCCTTCGGCCGAACTGCAAGCTCTATACGCGATGGGACGATCCTGGCTCGATCCTGTTCTAGTAAGGGGAAGACGATGAAAAAGACGAAGATAGATTGGGCCGACTACACGTGGAATCCCGTCTGGGGCTGCACGTTCGGATGCCCGTACTGCTACGCCCGGAACACGGCGCGGCGCTGGGGGAAGATGATCGCGGGGCGCGACGACTTCGTGCCGACCTTCATCGAGAAGAACTTCAACCGGGAGCTGCCCCGCGAACGGGCCCGCATCTTCGTTAATTCGATGAGCGATGTAGCCGACTGGGAGCCCGGCTGGATGACGGCCGTGGCGGCCAAGATGGTGGACCATCCCCAGCACGACTTCATGTTCCTCACGAAGCGGCCTGAGGTCTATTCGCGGTTTTCCTTCCCAGAGAACGCCTGGCTAGGGTGTTCCGCGACCGAGGGCTACGCCCCGGCGGCGCCGCGGAACGGGAGGGTCCGCTTCCTGTCTGTGGAGCCCCTTCTTGGCCCCATACTCTGGATCGACCCCCTTTACTCCTGGGTCATCATCGGGGCTGAGTCGGGCAACCGCAAGGAGAAGGTGGTTCCGAAGCGCGAGTGGGTTGAGGACATTCTAGCGCTTTGCCGGCATCACGGCGTCGCCGTGTTCTTCAAGGAGAGCATCACGAAGCTGTGGCCGGAATTCGACGCCCACGAGTACCCGTGAGAGGAAGAACATGAGCACGAAGATTGATGGTATGGCAAGGCAGACGAAGGACTACATGAAGTCACCGTCCGGCATTGCGCGGGCTTCGGAGCTCGTTCATGGCCACGGATGCTCTTATCGCCGTCTTCTGGCGCTCATGGTGATCGAGGCGACGCGTGAAGAGAACTACGAGACGATCGGCGCGGTCGTCGAATCGATAGCGTGAAAGGAGGTGTGAATTGAACGAGCTGGTGAAGGAAGGCGACAAGAGGATGACCGTGAAGGAGGTCGCCGAGGCCCTCGGGACCGCCGAGAGTACGATCAGGAACAAGGCCAGAGAGCTTTTCCCTGAAGCCGTCGAGAACGGGAAGGCGACTTACTTGAACGAGGAGCAGGTCTATCTCCTCAAGAAATCACTTGTCCCTCGTGACCTTACTTTGAAAAGTAAGGTTGATTCGGCCCTCAGTGCTCTCGATATCGAGGAAATGACGATCAAGGTCCTCGCCTACCACAAGGCCGAGGCCGAGCGCCTGCGCGCCGAACTGACGGCGGCCGGTCCGAAGATCGAGGGCTTCAACGCCCTCATGCGCTCGGAGCAGACCATGAGCATCACGGATGCCGCCAAGCATTTCGGGCTTCATCCCAAGACCCACGTCTTCCCGTACCTCAGGGATCGCGAGTACCTCACGAAGGACGACATGCCTTCTCAGGACGCTATCGACGCCGGGTATCTCGCCCTCCGCGAGACCAAGTGCCCGGACGGGACCGTGAGGAAACAGGCGGTCGTCCTCGTCTCCCAGCTCGAGACCTGGAGGACGCGCGTAGTGCCCCAGGTGAAGCGCTGGGCCGCCGAAGGAGTTCTGGCGTGACAGTGAAGAAGACGGTCACCGTCACGCACGAGGGCTTCGATTTCGAGGTCTCGGGCGACTGGGAGCCGCCGACGCCGGGGACTATGTACAACCGGCACGGAGATCCCGGAGACCCGTCTGACGGCGGCTACTTCGAGGACTCCGACATCCTCCTCAATGGGAAGTCGATCTACGAGCTTCTGGCGCCCGAAGCCATAGACGCGATCATGGACAAGGCGAAGGACGCCGTAACGGACTAAGAACATGCGCATCTGTTGGGATGCGTACAAAAAACTGGGAAGGAGAGAGCGATGAAAGAAGACAAGAAAGAGGCCCCGACGGTTCTGGTTCGCGACGCTCTGCGGGAGCGGGTCGAGAAGGAGACGGACGGCCACGTGACGGTGCTACGGGACGATCGGGACAACCCGTCCCACATGCTGGTAATCCCGAAGTTCCAGTGCGAGGAGATCGATCCCGCCCTGGGCACGGGGACCTTCCCGGCCTTCATCGTGGACGGCCAGGAGAAGAGCGAGCTGTTCATCGGCCACTGCCAGGCCATGGTGAAAAGCGGCCGCGCGTACTCGCTGCCCGACGAGAAGCCGCAGTATGACATCGATTTCGACGACTCGCGCGCTGCCTGCATCGCCAAGGGCAAGGGCTGGCACCTCACGAGCGGTTGGGACTGGGCGGCCGCGGCCTACTACGTCACGAAGCACGGCCTTCAGAAGTACTTCGATCGCTCTGGCTGGTGGGAGTGGGTCGACGGTCTGAAGATCGTGGATGGGAAGTTGTTCTTCCCGAACGGTAACGACTACGCGCTTCCCGAGGCCAACTGGCCGTTCCAGGGCGCCTGCTTCGACGCGGACGGAGACGATCCGGTTCTCTCGGCTGAGGTGACCAATTTCTCCGAGCCGAACCCCAAAGGCGCCGCGGATGACCGCGACGATGGCTATGCCTACGTCGGCGATATCGAGGACCTGGAGCTCTCGGACTCGTATAGGAAGCTCGACCAGGCCACCCGCGAGAGGATGGCGAGGATGATGATCGAGCCCGCGGCGAAGTCGATGTTCTCGGAGATGTCCGGAGGCCTGTTCGTTCGCAACTACGGCGAGCGGCTTCCGCTCCGGGGTGGCAGCTGGAGCAGTGGCGCGCTCGATGGGCTCGCGGCTCTGAACCTGAGCGACCGCCGGTCGCTCGTGAGCAGCTTCATCGGCCTTCGCCCCGCTTTTCTCCTGTGAATCTGACCATCTGCATATCTGTGGATCTGAAAAGAAAGGCCCCTCTTTCGAGGGGCCAGATTCCCACCCGGACCAAAGGCCTGGAAACCGCAATCCGGATAAGGAGCCTACTTTGAGTATACAAGCCGGAGACGAGCGCGAGCAAGCAGCGTCTGTCTCCATCGAAATCAAGCCCGCGCCCGAGCTCGGCAAGGGGTCGGTCGACTGGAGGAAGCGATTCCCGAAGCTGGATTTCCTCCGCGTCATGAGCGCCACCCGCGCCAGCATCGTTTACGGGATGGTCAGCGTACATCTGGCCTGGGCCTGGCTGACCGAACACGACCACTGGGGCATTGTCTGGATCGGGGACCGCCTCGAGGCCTCTATTTTCCCCGATGGGGCCGATCCCGATTCGTTCACGCAGGTGTCCTTTGAGGACTTCATCAACTACTACGGCCTCAAGGTCGTAGACGACGGAGAGCCCGTGGGATACCTCGTCCCGGCGGCCGCTGCCAGGAGGGTAGCTGCGTGAATATCACCGTCATCGACAGGCTGAAGGTCGAAAATCCGTCCTGCGTCGTTCTTTCCGACAACTCCTCTATGACCGAGGCGGATTGGAGGGTCGAGCGCCATCGTGGCCTTGGCGGATCGGACGCCGGAGCCATCCTGGGACTCAACCACTATAAGAGCGCTTTCATGGTTTACCTCGACAAGCTGGGGCTGGCCCCCGAGATGGAGGAAAACGACGCCATCAAGCACGGGAAGCGCATGGAGCCCGTACTGCGTCGCGAGTTCCCGCTCCTCTTCAGCGAGAAGACCGGGATGCCGATCGGCGTCTTCGAGTCTCCGTTCTTCTACCAGTCCGTCGAGCATCCCTTCATGATCGCAAACATCGACGGTCTCGTCGTACTGCCCGAGGGCGGGTACACCACGCCGGATGGGCTCTTGCATCTTGAAGGCATGGGCGGTCTCGAAATCAAGACGGCCCACTGGCTCATGGCGAAAGAGTGGGACGACGACAGTGTTCCGGATTCCTACTATGCCCAGGTTCAGCATTACATGGCCGTCCTCGGTCTCAAGTGGTTCATGCTCCCCGTTCTCATCGGGAACCACTTCGATTATCGGATCATCCCGAGGAACGATGAGTTCATAGCGAAGCTCATAGCGGCCGAGGCCTCTTTCTGGAACGACAACATCGTCGCGAAGGCGATCCCGGCCCCCTCGGGGCTCGAGGACGAGGATAGCTACCTCATAACCCTCTATGGCGAGCAGGACGACGTGGCCGTGGTTCAGGCCCCCGAGCTCGCGGCGGACACGGAGCGCTACGTCCAGATCAATGGCGATCTGAAGGAGCTCGAGGACGAGAAGAAACGGCTACAGGCCAATTTCAAGGTCCGCCTCGGCAACGCCAAGGTCGGCGTAGCTGGCGGCCACAAGATCACCTGGAGCCGTTTCGAGAGGGCGTCGTTCAACCGGGAGAAGTTCGACAAAGCCTTCCCCGGCGTCTACGACCAATTCTGCGAGGCCAAGCCCTCGTCGCGGCTCACGGTGAGCTGAAAAGGAGAGAACGTGAAACTGATAGGGCTATCCATCGAGGGCCTCCGGAAGATCAAGGCGGCCGAGCTCGATTTCAACGGGAAGCATCTCGTACAGGTGCGAGGCGCGAATGGCGCGGGCAAGAGCACCGTCCTCGACGCGATCCGCTTTCTTCTTAAGGGGACGCGCGACATCCCCGGCGGCGTGGTGACGCAGGGAGTCGATGAATCGGTCCTTTTGGGGAAGCTCGACGACTACATCGTCAGGAGGACCATCAAGGCCGACGGCCGGAGCGCGCTCTCCGTGGAGCGCGAGGGGGGAAAGGTCGCCCGGCCCCAGGAGTTTCTGGACTCGATCTCCGGGCAGTTCCTCGACCCGGAGTGGTTCGCGAAGCTGCCGGGAACCGAGAAGCGCTCCGTGCTCATGGGGTACGTCGGGATCGACTTCACCGCGATCGACGCGAAGATCGCCCAGGCGGAGCAGGATCGGCTCGTGTGCGGCCGCGAGCTCAAGGCCTTGGGCGACCCGGCGCCGGTGTCGCCCTGCGAGGCGGTGTCGCTGACGGACCTCATGGCCAAGCGGAAGGAGCTTGCCGACTGGAATTCGCGGCAGGACAATGCGGCCGCGGCCCTCGCGAGGATCGTCCAGGACGCCAAGGCGGCCATGCTGCGGTGCTTCGATGGGAAGGACTCCATCAAGGGGCTCTCCGAGGCCCTCGATGCGGCCAAGGCTGAGCACAAGAAGCGCCTCGTGGACATGACCATCGTCATGCCGCAGGAGAAGCGCGACTTCTCGGAGGTCGAGGGGAAGATCGCGAACGCCGAGGCGACGAACGAGAAGGCCAGAAAGTACACCGAGTACATCGCGAAGCGGGACCAGAAGGAGGCCAAGAAGCGCGAATACGAGGAGCTCGGGAAGCGCGTAGACGACCTCCGGCAGGAGCGCATCGACATGGTGAAGGCTGCGAAGCTCCCCGTCGAGGGGCTCCAGATCACCGAGACCGGCCTCTCGCACAACGGCGTGAGCGACGAGAACTGGAGCGACTCCGAAGCCCTCAAGATCGCCCTCATGCTCGCCGTGGCGTTCTCGGGCGAACTCCGCGCCGTCTACATCAAGCGCGGGGAGGCCCTCGACGCGGCCAGCCTCGCCAAGGTGAAGGACTTCGCGGAGGCGGAAGACTTCCAGGTCATCATGGAAATCGTAGACGACTCCTATGAGGGAACCGACGATGGCGTCGTCTGGATCGAGGAGGGGGAAATCCTCTCCACGAAGGAGATCGCCGGCCAGCTCGTAGCCGAGCGCGCGGGAGGCCAGGCATGACGAAGATCCTCTGGCTCGACCTCGAAACGACAGGCCTCGATCCGATCAAGAACGGCATCATCCAGGCCGCCTTCATCGTCGAGATCGACGGGCAGGTGAAGGAGAAGCGGGACTTCAAGATGAACCCCATCGGGAAGGTCCTCGACCCCCAGGCAATGGCCGTTCACGGCCTCTCGGAGGCGGACCTCGCCTCCTTCCCGCCCTCGCTCTCGGTCAAGAAGGATATCGAGAACTTCCTGGCCCAGTACGTGGAGAAGTTCGACAAGGCCGACAAGTTCACGGCCGCGGGCTACAACGTCGACTTCGACCTCGGCTTCCTGGAGGAGCTCTGGCTGGAGTCGGGGGACCGGTACTTCTACTCGTGGGTGAACCACTTCCCGGTCGACGTGTTCAAGGTCCACCCCTTCATGGAGTGGGCCGGCCTCGCCACGGCGCCCGACCGTCGGAACCTCGAAACGCTGGCTGCGCACTATGGCGTGCCCTTCCCGGACGCCCACAACGCCCTCGCGGACATCGAAATGACCCGCGAGCTCGCGCTCAGGCTTCGCGAGAGAGCGAGGGTGTAGGCGTGACGAAGCTCGAAGAGACGAAGAAGATGCTCGGCTTCCGCGAGGAGGGGCCTCGCTGCGGAAACTGCAAGAACTTCACGAGCGATATCCAGAAGCGGACCGGTTGGGATGGGACGAGCGAGTACCCGGTGGAGAAGAACCTCCGGTGCTCCCTCGGCAAGTTTGCGGTGAAGAAGATGGCTTGGTGCAACAAGCACGAATGGAGGAAAGCATGAAAGCGAATGGACAGGACGCCGGGGCGCGGCTTCCGGCGGCCACTGGCGTGGCCACCCAGGAGAAGCCCAAGCAGCGGACGCTGCGCGACTGGCTCAACGACAACAAGACCCGGTTCGAGGCGGCCCTCCCCAAGGGGACCATCGACATAGACAGGTTCATCGCCGCGGCGGCGATCGAGATCGCGAATTCCCCGAAGCTCATGCAGTGCGATCGCCAGTCGATCGCGATATCGCTCGGGCAGGCCGCACGCTACGGTCTGGAGGTCGGGGCCCTCCTCGGGCAGGCCTGGCTTATCCCCTACAACGAGAAGCGGAAGATGGCCAACGGGTCGACCGAAAAGGTGATGACCTGCCACTTCCAACTCGGGTACAAGGGCATCGTCATGCTCGCCCGGCGCTCTAAGACGATCAAGACCATCTCCGCGGAGGTCGTCTACGATCACGACAAGTTCGAGGTCGAGCTCGGCATGGGGCGGCGTCTCACCCACCAGCTGGACATCCGCGAAGAGCGCGGGGACCCGATCGCCTACTATTGCCTCGTCGAGCTCGAGAACGGCGGGACGCAGTTCGGCGTCATGACCATGAAGGACGTGATCAAGCACCGCGACCTTTACTCGAAGGGGTTCCAGCAAAACGCGGACGATCAGGACAACATCTGGAATAAGAACTTCGACGAGATGGCCCTAAAGACGGTCATCATCAAGACGCTGAAGCTCTGCCCGATGAGCGTGGAGGCCCTGGAGGCCGTGAGCCGCGAGGACCGCGCCGACATGCGGAACGTGACGCCCGGCTTCGACCTCGACGCCACTGCCCTGCCGGAGCCCCCGGAGGAGCCTACGCCCGCTGATGAGGAAGAGGCCCCGGCCCAGATCGCCGATCAGCCGTCCGCGGAGGCGGCGCCGGCCGAGTCAGCCCCGGCGGCCCAGGAGGAGCGGGCGCCCGAGTCGGTAGCCGCCGCGGCGCGGCCGACGGCATCCCCGGCCAAGGCCAGTCTTTTCTCGTAGGCGAGGTGGAAGATGAAAGTGTCCGGAGCGTGCGAAGCTGTCATGATTCCTCAGAAAGGTGTGGTCTGGCTCAAGCCGAATCCCGCCGACCTCCAGGTCTTCATGAGGTTCTTCTCCACGAAGGCGAAGAAGGAAGAGCGGTTCGAGAAGAAGATTCTTCCCGTCGTGACCCTCGACCTTCCCACTGAGGGGCGGACCTTCAAGCAGAACAACACGCTCTGGGCGCTGATCACCATCATCTTCGTCTCGATGAACGGGAAGAAGCCGACGGCGGAGGAGAAGCAGGAGTTGTACCTCGACATCCTGGAGGAGTACGCCGACAGGGTGCCCACTCGCTTCACCCACCGCCTGAGGCCCATCCATATCTCGGAGAGCGACACCGTTCACGCCGCGAAGCTCATCCAGGCTTGTTTCGACATCATCCGCGACTACTGCGACCTGGGCATGGACCTGCAAGCGGATGTGCGGACGCTCTTCTGGGAGTGGCATCGGTGGCGCGGCGGCCTCGAGCGCGACCCTCTGGATTACGACGAGGAGACCGACAAGGCCGCCGACGAGGGGGAATGGCGAGCGAGCCACATGGTCTCCGACGCCTCGGGCATAGGCGGCGCGATCGAGAAGGCCCACATCGTGAGCCGCGGCGCCGACTCGACGGACATTGACGAACCATGGAACTGGCTTGCGCTTCTCCCCGAGGAGCATCGGTTCTTGCAGCATCAGAATGGGTGGGCGGCCTTCTTGGAGAAGTACCCCCATCTCGAAGGTAGGGTAAAACGGGCGAGAGAGCTCGCGGCAAATCGCTACGGAACAAGGTAATTGGGTTCCATCCGAACGTTCGGATAGAAGTAGAAGGAAAGGCATCATGGCTAGAAAACGAATGATCTCCCCGGAGATTTGGCGAGATAAAAAGGTTGTCCGGATTAGCGATGCAGCTTTCATCGTCTGGATCGGCTGCATCACCATGGCCGACGACGAAGGCATCATCGAGCCCGACGCGGAGGGCTGGTTCTACGAGTTCGCCCGGCGCGAGCTCTCCCCCGAGAAGATCCAAGCGGCCTTTGGGGAGGTCGTGGCCCAGGGGATGGTGATCCTATACGGAAGCTACGGCTTCATCCCGTCGTGGTACAAGCATCAGGTTCTCAACCGCCCCTCGAAGACCAAGCTCGTGCGGCCGCCGCGGAAGATCGTGGAGCGGTTCCCCGACTACATCGAGGCCTGGCGCCAGACCTTCACCACCTACGAAAAGAAGGGCGACGGGACGCGAGAGAAGCATGTCCCCGACTATCCATTCAATGAACATACAGTGAATGAGCCTGAACTATTCACTGAGGACTCACTGAGGCCTCATCCTGAAAGGAAAGGAAGAGAAGAGAAAGGAAAGGAAGAGAAGAGAATAATAATAGGGGCAACCCCGGCCACGCCTTCGGCGGCGCTCCCGCGCCATAAGGGAAAAGACAAGGCCGAAATGAGCGAGGGCGAGAAGGAGCTCTACCATCTCATCCAGGACTCATTCGAGGGCGTTGGCGGTCCGTTCGCGGACTACCGGCGCGAGGGCCCCGCGATCAAGCGGATCGTGAGCTTCGCTGCGCGGGACTCCCCCACCGACCCGAAGGAATTCATCCGCCGGATGCTCGTCGTTTTCAAGAACCTCACCGAGTCGCAGGACCGGTATTGGTCCGGACAGCCCTTCATTCCCTCGGTTCTGGCCTCGGGCGGCATCTGGCCTCGGGTCAAGAAGGAACTTGAGAAGGCCGAGGGAAAGGTCGAAGGGCTAGACGAGTCCACGGTAGCAGCCGCTATTTCGGCTATTGGGGCGTCTCGGAAATGAATTGCGACGAGTTCATCCGCAACGTCGAGGGGTACTACGGGAGGTACGAGCTGCCCCTCCGCCGTGCGCTCGTTCAAACGTACATCAAGGACTACAACGAGGAGGAGCTCTCGAAGATATTCGACCGGCTCACGCTGACCTACTCCGGCCAGTTTCGGTTCGCGCCCGACATCGCGATCATCGACAAGGCCGTCCAGGACATCAACGAGGAGCTCAAGAACAAGGTGGGCGGAGATAGGCTCATGATCGGGTACCGGCCGCAGCCGAAGGCGCTGCCCGAGGCTCCAATCTCCGATGAGGAGCGCTCCGCCGGCGTGAGTATACTTTCAGATTTTTTGGACAAGCTGAGGAAAGGGAAATGGCAAACGACACGAACATCGTAGTGCTCGTCGGGCGACTGACCCGCGACGCGGAGCTCAAGTATACCAACTCGGGAATGGCCGTGTGCCGGTTCTCGATCGCGAACAATAAGCGGAAGAAGTCCGGTGATGGATGGACCGACGTGGCCCGGTTCTTCGATATCGTGCTCTGGGGCAAGCAGGGCGAAACGCTAAACCAGTACCTCAAGAAGGGGAAGCAAGTCGCCATCCAGGGGGAGCTCGAGCAGGACCGCTGGGAACAGGACGGAAAGGCTCGATCGAAGGTCGAAGTCAACGCGGCGAGCGTGCAGCTCCTCGGCGGGGGAGAGCGACAGGAAGGAGCCGCCGGAGGATCGCCGAGGCCCTCCTCGGGGCAGGCGCAGCGGCAGGGCTCCGCCGGCGGCGAGGGGCATGTACCCGACGCTCCGGACAACGTGGATCAGCAATTTACCGACGACATCCCGTTCTGAGAGGCAACCATGGAGAAGGCAACATTCGACGAAAAAAGAACGAGGGCAGTCCTTGAAGAATTCTGCGCGGAGCGGGCGCGTCAGAATGAGCTTTGGGGAGAGCAGAATCATCCCATTGGGAACGCCCGAAGCTTCTGCGCCCACGAGATGCAGGCCAAGGAGCGCTGCCGGAAGCATGTGGCCGCCGGAGCCCTGACCTACTTCGACATCTGCGCCGAGGAATTCTGGGAGACGTTCGCATCCGACGATCTTGCGGCCGTCCGAGAGGAAGCTGTTCAGCTAGGAGCCTGCGTTGCCCAACTCGTGGAGCGGATCGACCGCCTTGCAGCGGCGGGAGGGCGGTAATGGCGAATATCTGGCTTCGGTTTCGGGTTGGAGGGACCGAGATCAGCGTGACCCTGGGTGTGCTCCTCCTGGTCGTCTCGTTAGCTATGATTGCGGCGTCTGTCATCCTGGGATGGAAGGGAGGCCGATGATGGCGCGCGACAAGGCCGTCCGAAAGGCAATCGCGCGGAGCATGGCGAAGTCAGGCTGGGAGCCCATGCGGGCGATCGTCCGTGGGGAGAAGGGCGTGCCCTGGCCGGCCTTTGCGACGCGGGTTTACCAGAACAACCGCTATACAGTCATGGTGAACGACGCCGCCCGGTCGACGAAGGGGCCCGTGATCCAGGCCTACATCTCGGCGCACAACACCGGCCGTGACGTGTTCTGGAAGGACCTTCAGCGAATCAAGAACGAGGTGTTCGGGGAAGAAGCCGTTGCGGTCCAGTACTTCCCGCAGGAGTCGAAACTCGTCGATCTCGTCAACGTCTACTGGCTTTTCGTATATCCGGCCGGGGTGCTCCCCGAGCCTATCGTTTGAGAATGGAAGCGTGAAGATGGAAAAGGAATCACCGAAGATCAACCCGGAGAAGGCCGGAAATAAGCAGAAGAACGTCCCGGCCCCACAGCGGCCGGTCAACCCGCCCCTTCTTGGGCCGGGGTACATCAAGCATCGATTGGGGGCCTACCATGGCTGAGGCGAAGGGGATCATGCGTTACTGGGAGGCGCTCGAGTACGCCAAGAAGATCGGCTCGGAGGGGTTCGTGCCCGATCCCGAGACGACGGAGTGGGCTCTGGCTGCCGTTGCGTCGAAGCTCGAGGCGCTCAAGGTTGAGTTCGGGTGCTTCTACTCGTGGCTCCACGGCGAGCGCTTGTCGGACGACGACGAGGACGAGTGGGCTGATGGGTATCAGGACGCTCGCGCCGATGTCGCGCAGATCCTCAAGGAGGCGCACGCGCTCTTCGGCTGGAAGGACGCCAAGAAAGACCCGCCCACGGAGGACGTGGCGGCCGTCTATCTCGCGCTCGCCCAGGGCTGGGCCATGCCGGGCACGGCGGCCTTCAACGGCTTTTCTTGGCGGAATGGCTTCGGCGACAGCCTCGACGTGCTCTTCTGGCGGGAGATTCCGAAGGCGCCGCGGCGGACGTGGTACTGCCCCACCTGCGATAAGGAGGTCCCCGCGGAGGAAGTCACCTTCGAGGAGACGCACGACGAGCGGCACGGCGGGTGCGGAGGGCGCGTAGAATGAAGCTAGAACATCCCATCCTGTTCTGTGGAAGCATGATCCGGGAGATACAAGAAGGTCGGAAGACGATGACTAGGCGGGTCATAACGCCCCAACCGAAGCCGCTCGGCGACGACGGGCGAAGGACTTCCTACTCGTGGCGCGGCGGGTTGTACGCGCTCCGCTTCTACCCCGACAGGTCCGATATCCTGGAACACTGCCCATACGGCCGAGTCGGTGGTCGGCTTTGGGTTCGCGAGACGTTCGTCACCACCAAGGAAGGGGAGCCGATATACCGAGCCGACCCGATGTTCGACGGAATGGGGCCGGGGGATTTCGCGTGGTCCTGGCGCCCCTCGATTTACATGCCGCGCAAGCTGTCGCGAATCCTCCTCGAAATCGAGGAGGAGCGCGTAGAACAGGTGCAGGATATCACCGACGCGGACGCGGAGCGTGAGGGTGTCGATAGGACGAACGCGAGCATTCCAGGTTATTGCCGTGAGCGGTTCCGGAAGCTCTGGGACTCGATCAATTCAGACCGCGGCTTCGGATGGGGCACGAATCCCTGGGTATGGGTTCTCGGGATTAGGAGGATAGAGGCATGAAAAGCGATGAAAGCGTCGAAGCCCTGGGCCTCATGCTGGCGATAAGCGACCTTCGCATGGAGGTCGTGAGCCGATGCATCAATGCCGCCGAGGAATGGCACGCGCGGGTCTACACGCGCGACAAGGGAGCAAGGCAATCGCTCATGGCTGCCGTGGCCGAGGCTGGGGAGAGGGGACTTGCCAACTTCGACCTGAAGCAGACGGCCTATGCGACCTTTTTTCAGGAACGTGCTCGTGCTGATCGGGAGGGAAAGACTGACCTGAGCGGATGCGCGATCAGCGCCTCGGGCCAGGTCGTGCCCGCCCCCGCGCTGGATGGAAGGTTCGACCGGTTAACTCGGGCCCTCGATGATCTGGTCCGCGCCGGCGGTTCGGCCGAGGCGGTTGTAGGCGAGATGCGAATCCTGCTTGCGCTTCCTGGCATGGGCGGCTGGATAAGCGTGAAAGATCGATACCCCGAGAACGGGCAAGAAGTCATATTCGTCGTCGAGGCTGGAGACGAAGACTACGCGGGATCGGTGCAGAAGGGCCACTACCATCGGTACCAGTTCAGCGATGGCTGGATAGACCACGAGTTCTCTTTCCCGAGTCGCGGGACAAGGGCCTCGTTCTGGATGCCTGCTCCTGAACCGCCCAACATGCCAAGTGAAGGAAAGGAGAGCGTATGAGCAAGAGAGACGAGAGCGGAAAAACGAAGCCCTGCAATATCTGCATCTGCCAATCGTGCGCCGATCTCCCTGAGTTTGAGCACAAAGAGATGCTGGAGCATCTCAAGGCAGTTCATGGGCTCGACCTTAAAACTACGAAGTTCACCCGCACGATGATCATGCACCTGGACGGAGATAGGTGGTACGAGTGGCAGTGGCAATGGACCGAGAACAAGCCGGACGGTGTGCGATTTCAGCAGCTGGTTCGGGAGCTTCGCAGCCCCAGCGACATGATGTACCGGTAGGGAGTGGGAAAATCATGAAAGAAACGACACATGAAGCGATCAAGGCGGCGATGGGGCTCCTCGTCGAGCAGGTCGAGAAGTCGGATTTCCGGGACGAAAATGACCATCCGCTCGCGATGAACGTCGGCTACATTGGGGTGAAGGCCCTGGCCGAGACGATGAAGGGCGAGGCGGAACGCTCCTGCTTCACCTGCGAGCACCATGCGCTCTGCTTCCTTTTCCACGGCGTCCATGCGGCCGTGAACGACGGAATTCAGCTTCTGAACATCGACGGGGGAGCAGCGCCGGGCGGCTACAGCGACACCTTCCGGGCCCTCGGCCGTGCGTGCATGGAGTATCGCGCTCATGGGGAAGGGTATCCGGCCGCCCTCCAGTCTGCAAAGGAGGCGATCGGCGAGGCCATAGTTAAGCTTGAGCTCTACGAGAAGCAGGCCGTCCAGGACAACGACAAGGACCTCCTGGCGACGCTCGCGAAGCTCCGGGAGATGGTTGGCCGTGACGCATGATGAGCTCGTCGAGGTTGGTCGCCGCTGGCTCCTCCGGCCGTGGCGGAACGCGGCTCGCGAGGGGCATTCCGCTTGCGCCGTGGTCCTCACGGAGCTGAACACGTGGAACTACACCGGGGAGATTCCCGATGTGCTTGGCTGGGATGTCTCGAAGGGGCGGTCCATCCTTATCGAGTGTAAGACCTCCATCTCGGACTTCCGAGCCGACGCCGCGAAGCCATTCCGTCAGATCCCCGAGGACGGCATTGGAGTCCTCCGCTTCTTCCTCGCCCCCGCGGGGCTCCTTCCGGCCGATCGACTGCCCGCGGGCTGGGGGCTTCTAGAAGTCGGAGACACGGGCCGCGTGACGGCGACGAGGGTCTCCGGAGAATTCCCCTGCCGTCGAGACGCTGAGATAGCGCTCCTCCTGTCGGTTATGAGGCGCCTGGAGGTGAAGGACGGCCCGCATATCGCGATCCGGGCCTATACGAAGAGCCTGTCCGACGGGCTACGGGCGAGCGTGAGCATCGATGCGAGCACTGAAGAGGCGCTGTCCGGGGAGGAATCATGAGCGACGATCCCGAGTACGATGACCTCATGAGAACTGAGCGCCAGGCCGAGCGGTACCTCAAAAGGCATCATTACCGGATATCCGAGAGCCCGTGCTGCGCGAATTGTGAAGGCTACAGGGCTGGGATATCAATCGAAGACGCCGACGAATGCTCGAAGGCGAATCCACATAGGAGGTGGTCCACCGGTTTCATTTCCCCTCTTGGGATCTGCGACGCATGGGCGCGCGCCACCATAGGAACGAGGAAGATATGAACGAAAAGAACGATTTGAGAATGGATAGGATAAGGGCCCTGGACTATATCCAGAAGACGGGGCTCCAGGTTCCTGAGGCGAAGAAGGCGATCCAGGCGATCATAAACCTTGGGAAAGTCGGCCCCGTGGAAATAGGCTGCTCGGGGCCTGGTCTCGAAACGACAAAGGTACGGATCGACACGCATGTAGTAGCGAACGCGAAAAGCATCCTCCGAGGCCTCCGGGAGATTGGGAAGGCGGGGAAGTAAGGCATGGGACGAAAAAACTTCTCGCGTAACAACTTGGGCCAGAGGAAGGCCAACGACTTCTACCAGACGCCCCTCTCGATGACAGAGCGGCTCCTTGAGCTCATGCCCCTGGAGGCGGCCGATTTCCCGGTCATGGAGCCGGCTTGCGGCGGAGGGGCGATCGTGCAGGTGCTCGAGCGGCGCTACCCCGGCGCTCGGATCATGGCTTACGACATCAAGGACGGAATCGACTTCCTTCTCGAGGACCGGAAGGCGGAGACGATCATCACGAATCCGCCCTTCTCCCTCGCCCTGGACTTCATTAAGAAGTGCAAGGCTGTCGCGCGTCGCCGGTTCGCTCTTCTCCTGCCGATTGACTACCTCCACGGGTCGGCCCGCTTCCGGGAGGTCTTCGACGTGGTAGACGAGTGGCCGCTCGTCTCGTTCAACGTCTTCGTCCGCCGGGCTATGCTCGAGGACGGGGTACGGGCGGACGGGAAGTACCACACGGGCATGATCACGTGGGCATGGTATGTCTGGGAGCACCGAGACGCGCCAACGAGGAGCGCGCCTGTCATTCGATGGCTCGACAACGACGCGGACGTGATCCGCCGGGACGGCTGGCGTCTTGAGCACGAGCCGGAGGCCCAGCTCTTCGACGAGGCGCGGCCATGAAGCTCTACATCTCAGGACCCATCACGGGCGTGCCGGACTACAAGGAGAAGTTCTCCCAGGCCGCGGGGTATCTCGGACACCTCGGGGATGAAGTCGAGATCATCGACCCCTCAACCTTCGCCGGGGAGGACGGCTGGAACTGGGCGGACTGGATGCTCATCGACCTGCGGGCGCTTCGCGGAGCCGACGCTCTCGTCTCGCTGCCTGGCTCGATGGCCAGCCGCGGGGCGCGGGTGGAGGCGGAGTTCGCGCGGGGGATGGGTATCCCGGTACTCGACCTCTGTGATGTGCGAGCCTGGATTGCGAAGGGAGGGCGAGGATGAAACTGTTTGGGCTGGAGGTTCGGCGAGCCCCGAAGACGGAGCCGGGGTTCTCGAAGCAGCGGGATCTCTGGTATGTCTGCCCGGTATGCGGCCGCTTGACGATGCTGAATCGGCTTGAGGATGGAAGGACGATCCTGACTGCGCTTTGGGGAATCGACAAGATATGCCGCATCGAGCTCACATGCCCGAAGGGGCACAAGCTCATCTTGTTCTCGAAGGAGGAGGTCTTCGAGAAGATCGAGCCGGCGGAATGGGAGAGGCTCGCGAAAGAGGCGATGAATCCGTAATTGAACGTTGAATTGATTGTGGGTAAATCATTATTCTGATATAATATCAGGCAGTTTTTGAAGGCAAAAATGGAGGGAAAATGGACAACCCGATGATGCCCGAGATTGACAGCGTGATCCTGAAGTTCACTCTCGATCATCCCGAGTACATCGTTCAGCTCCGGCACGAGAGTCACCTGAATGCGATCGTCGCGGACATCATCGCCATCCCCGAGAATCGCGCAGCGCCGGAACGCCATTGCGCCGTCACCCTCGGGTTTCCCGAACTCTACGATATGGTTACGGAGGGCGTCGCCAGGAGGGCCCTGGAGGCCCGCCTTCAATACGCTCACGAATATCTCGTCTATGGTGAATCAGAAAAGGAGGATGGCGCATGTCGCACGCCGGCGCATCGGTGAACTGGACCCTGAAGAGCATCAAGAACGAAGTGGAGGGCCTCATGAAGGCCCAGATCGATACCGATTCCAAGTATCCCCGAGACCTCATCTTGGCGCTCGCCCTCGTTCATCGCGAGATTGGCGCCTTCCTCGGCACGGCCCCCGCGCTCACCGCGGCGCCCGTGGAGGCTCAGGACATGGGAGCGGTCGAGAAATCCCTCCGAGCGCTCGGGCTAGTCGACGCCATGCCGGGGACCCATCAGCACGTCGTCGCCCAGTACATTGCCGGCCTCGTGGCGAGCCTGGAGGCCGGACAGGCGCCAGCCGAGGGGCTCATTCCCGGAGCCGTCTCCATGGATGCGGGGGAGAGCTTGGCGGGGGGTGCCGTTGCGCCATGACCGCCAAGTGCCCCCACTGCGGCGCCCTGATCCGTTGGGTCACGACCTTGGGCGAGCCCATGATGGTCGAGAAAGAGGAAATCGAGATAATCACGGCCAGCGGGCGGAGCGCACGAGGGGCGCGACCGCATGTCTGTCCAAGGAGCGATGATGGGAGCCCCGGCAACCAAGGAAGTTCATGACTACATCGACGAGATATGCCGGAACGAGTTCTACGGCACGCTCTCGATCAAGATCGAACGGGGGGTCATCGAGGGTATCGAACAGAAGTTCTCCCTCCGCCTCGCCGACATCCGGTCGATCCTGCCCGAGAGCGAGGCCTCGCCCCGGCGGCGCCTTGTGATCGTGCGAAGGCCGGCGGAACCATCGCCGCAAGAGGAGACAGGCAAGGCCGGCAACGGTTGACCGTCTATTCTTGAAGGTTCTATAGTTTTTCCGATATGTAAGTCGGTGCTGAAAGACTCGGGCCGACACCACGCTCCTAGTAGCGGCGGTGTCGGCCTTTTTCATTTGCGAGGGGTGGCTGGATGGTCTGCAAGAAGTGCGGGGAGAAGGTGAAGTACATCAATAGCGCCGTCTCCGACGACATCATCATCGTCGACGACACCCTCGTGACCATCATCACCAACACCGGGCGCCAGGCTCGGGGATATCTTCGCCATCAATGCAAGGACGGGGCCGATGCCCAGAAAGAAGAAGGCTGACCCCGCCAGCGCCGAGGCCGCGCGGGGGGCTGGGGGCCGCGGGAAGGGGAAACAGGAGAACGCCCTCCCAGACGGGGAGGTCCTCGACCTGGACTCCATTGACTGGGGTGACGCAAAGCTGACGGCCATGCGGAAGCGCTTTATCTTCTGGTACACCTACCCCGGAAGCTCGTCCTACATGCGGTCCTCGGAGTCGGCGGTGAAGGCGGGGTACTCCAAGGGGCAGAGCCGCCAGATGGGCTACAAGCTCCGCCATGACCCCGAAGTAGCCAAGGTGATTCGCCGGGTGGTCGAGAACACCGTCAAAGCCGACCTGGAAGAGGAGTACCACCGCATTCTGGAGCTGAAGAGGCGCCGGGTCCACTACGACATCAAGGACTATTTCAAGAAGGTTACGGTCACCGACCCGGACACGAAGCAGCAATACCAGAAGGAGGTCCTCAAGGACCTAGACGAGCTCTCGGACGAACAGCGCCAGGCCATCGATTCGGTCGACTATCGCTCCCAGCGCGGCCTCAAGGTCTACATCATGGCCAATCGCGAGAAGAGCATGGACGACCTCGTTTCCATGTTCCAGAAGACCTTCGGCGACAAGGGCGATGACGGCTTTGATGTAGAGACCACGGCCGAAATCATCAAGGACAAGCTCTCGGTCAAGACGACCGTGCGGAAGAAGAAGGACCTGACCGCCGAGGCTGCGGCTGACTTCCTTGAGGCCTCCAGAAGCCTCCCGGAGGAAGAGTAGGTGAATACAAAAGCATACACTTTGAGGCTGAAATGGCGGTAACCGGCAAGCTCTGGACGCCCGAGGAGCGCCTCAACTACATAGACGCCTTCATCAAGGTGGACGGGAAGGATATCGACCTCGATTTCTGGCAGGAGAAGTTCGTCAAAGCCAACTACAAGTACTCCTGCATCCTGAAGTCGCGCCGTACCGGCTTTTCCTTCGCCACGGGCCTTAAGGGCTTCGTGAAGGCCATGGACCCGGCCAGGATCAAGTACGTGAAGCAGTTCGTCTCCTACAACGAGGACGACGCGAAGGAGAAGATCAACTACGTCAAGGAATTCTATAACAGCATCCCCAAGAAGTACAAAAAGAAGATCGTCTCGGACACAAAGACCCAGCTCGAGTTCCTGGATGCCGGCGGGAAGACGACAAGCCGCCTGATATCCATCGCCTGTCGGCCGCCGCGGGGCAAGGGAGGCGACATCTCCTTCGACGAGATGGGCATCTACCCGTCCAACAAGGCGCGGATCATCTACACGGCCGGCCTCCCGGTGATCGCCCGCGGCGGATGCGTCGAGGCGGGGAGCTCGCCGCTCGGGAAGGTCGGAACCTTCTACGAAATCTGCACGGACAAGCAGAAATACCCCGAGTACGCCCGATTTGTGGTCCCGTGGTGGTTTGCGACCTCTCTCTGCACGAACGTAGAGGAGGCTGTGAAGCTCTGCCCGCACATGGAGACGGAGGAGCGGGTCAACATCTTCGGCTCGGCATCCATCAAGAGCATCTTCAATTCCATGTTCCTGGAGGATTTCCAGCAGGAATTCGAGTGCTCCTTCGTCGATAGCGCGAGCAGCTACATCACCTTGGACCTGATCCATGCCAATACGCCGGGGATGAGGCCCGAAGACCGCACGGAGGAGCTCCGGGACGAGGACGAGGAAGCGGACATCGAGGTTCACGTCTTCAAGGACGCGGACTCCCTCCTTCTCGGCTACGATCCGGAGGTCCATGGCCGGATATACCTTGGTTACGACGTGGCGCGCCGCCGAGACGCGGCCGTCGTCTTCGTTATCGGGGTCACGAAAGACGGGAAGAAGCGCAGCGTGGCCGAGATCGAGATGACGAACACGAAGTTCGAGTTCCAGCTCGACGTGATCCGGAAGATCATGAAGAACCTGCCTGTGGTCCGCGGCTGCATGGACCAGACAGGCCAGGGAGAGCCGCTCTGCGAGAAACTCCAGGACGAGTTCGGCGCCGCGAAGATCGAGGGGGTCATCTTCAGCCCCGAGTCCAAGGAAACCCTCGCCATAGGCGTCAGGGCAGGGCTCGAGAAGCGCGAGTTCCTTCTCCAGAACGACCCGAAGTTCCACAAGCAGATCCACTCCATAAAGCGAATGACGACCTTGGCGGGCCGATTTCGCTATGACGCCCAGAGGGACGAACAAGGCCACGCCGACAGCTTCTGGGCGTGGGCTCTGGCGAATTTCGCCATCACCGACACCGCGAAGGCGGCCGGGAATGGCGGTTTCTATAAACAGTACGCAGAAAAGCAGGGCAAGCCCGTGAAGTCGACGACGAAGAGATATGTCGCTCCTGGCGTGCTGGCGAGACTCGGGAGGATACGATGATGAACCGCATATCTCAGGATGAAATTCTTAGCTTCCTTGCTAAGTCGCGCGTCGTGAAGCCGGAGGCCAAGGCCCTAGTGCCGGCCAAGCCCGCGGCCTCCCCGGATCGGGCCATTGAGCCGATCCGGTCGGTCATGCTGAACCCCTACAGCCGCCTCATGTACAAGGGGACGCGGAACGTCATTGAGCCGAACAGGAAGCTGGACTACCGCATCCTCCGCGTCGTGGCCGAGCGGGCGTGGATCATCAACGCCATTATCGGGCACCAGATCAACCAGGCCCGTCCCTTCTTGAAGCCATCGACCGACAACAACATCCGTGGCTTCCAGATTCGCTTGAAGGACGGCGAGAGGGCCCCTTCGGCGCGCGAGAAGGAGCTCATGAAGGGCTACACGGACTTCTTCCTTAGGACCGGCTTTGGAAGCGATCCGGACCGCGAGGATGACCTTACGAACTTCTCGGCCAAGGTAATCCGGGACCTCCTCACCCTCGACCAGGTGACCACGGAGCTTCAGCGGACGCAGGCGGGCAAGCTCTATGCCTTCTGGGCGGTGGACCCGGCGACGGTCTTCAAGTGCTCCGAGGAGGGCTACAACGGGGACGACCGCATCCGCTTCGTGCAGGAGGTCGACCTCCAGGTGACGGCCTACTACACCCGGAACGACATGATTTTCGACTACCAGAACCCGAGGACGGACATCGAACACGCGGGCTACGGCTATTCCGTGGTCGAGCAGGCGATCGACCTAATAACGGGCATGATCAACTCCTTCATGTACAACATGGGCTTCTTCACCGAGGACCGCCTCCCCCGCGGAATGCTCCTTCTACAGGGCGACGCGGATATGGAAGAGGTCGAGATGATCGAGGACTACCTCGTCAACATCATGTCCGGCGGGCCCATGTCGAAGTGGCGCGTGCCGATCATCCCTGCGGGGAGCACGGGCAACGGAAGCGAGGGCAGGAAGTTCGAGTGGGTGTCCCTTCAGGGCTCGAACAAGGACATGGAATTCACCCAGTGGACGGAGTTCCTATGGTCGAGCGTAGCGGCCCTGTTCGGGATCGACCTTGAGGAACTCGGCATCCGGACCTCGAAGAGTACATCGGTCATCCCCGAGAACCCGGCGCCCCGGCTCGAAGCCTCGAAATCCCGCGGCCTCGCGGCGGTCCTGTCCTTCCTGGAGTCCCACTATCAGAAGATCCTTGACCGCCTGGACCCGCGCTTCGACTTCGAGTTCATCGGCTACGAGAAGGACGATCCGGGCCTGAAGAACACGACCATGGAGGCGGAGCTCCGGTCCATCAAGTCGATCGACCAACTATTGGCGGAGAGGGACCAGAAGCCCTTCAATCAGCCGTGGTCCAAGATTCCCCTCAATCCCTACGTCGTGCAGATGGTCATGGCGGCCCAGGGGCAGGCTCAGGGCGGGCAGGACGGCGCCGGCGAGGCGCCCACGCCTCCGGGGGCCGAGGAGTACGACGGAGGCGACGAGGAGGGCAAGGGCGACTCCGAGGACGCCATGGCTGCCTACAAGAAGCTCCTTATGGGTGACGGCGGGCAGGAGGGCCCCGAGGCGGGCTCCGGGAAGCCTCAGGTCGGCGACCGGGAGGCGTCGGCGCAGTCCCGGCCGCGGGGGAGCGGGGGGCGGAGCGCGGGCCCGGAGGCTGGCGGCAAGCGGAGCATTTTCGACGAGATGGGGAAGTCCATCTCGGACGACGTGATAGAGATCATCGTCTAAGGGGCCGGGCATGGAGTACAAGCTGATCGTCCGGGATGTGGACGAGGAGAATCGGAAAGAGAAGTACCTGACGGCGGTCGATTCACTAGCCAAGGCGATGAAGGTCCCCGTCACCCTCAAGCCGAAGTCGGAGCATCAGGAGGCCTTCCCGTACCGGTCCTACGAGGACCTCGTGCAGAAATGGACCTTCATGTATGCGGGACTCCTAGACCGCATCTACGAGGCTGCGTGCCATGCCTTCGACCTACCCCGGATAACGATCTTCAGTAAGGCGGCCGACACGGACCCGCTCGTCTACAAGGGGAAGGTCATCTACTCGCCCGAGACGGGGCGGCCCATGTCCATGAGGCAGTGGGGCGAGTTCACCCGGGCGATCGAGCGCTTCTTGAACCGGGGGCTGTGGGGGGGCGAGGAGCGCATCGTCCTCGACTCGGCCGCCCTCGGGAAGGTCCTTGATCGGATGCTCAAGTACAACTCATGGGAGGCCGTGGAGGCGAAGCGCCTCGCTGAAATCGAGTACTGGAGACACAACTTCGAGTACATGTCCGATCCCGTTAATTTCAAACGCATGTTCGGCGTGGGCGACTTCGAGGCCGATAGGATCAAGGTAGCGGAGACGGCGTGCGCGCAGTACATCCGCGACATAGACCAGAAGACCAAGAGCGCGATCACGCAGAGCTTCATCTCGGGCGTGAGGGAGCGGAAGTCCAAGAGCGAGGTGGCTCAGGACCTCTTCGACCGCTTCGGCGGGCTGAACCGGGACTGGCAGCGGATAGTCGAGACGGAGATCAACGAGAACATGAACACCGCCTTCCTCCTATCCGAACGTTCGGATGCAAAGGCGGGAGAGAAGCTCTACTTCCAAAGGATCGAGATGCACGACGAGGCGACGTGCGCCCATTGCCAGCGCATCCGGGGGATGGTGGTCCTCTGGTCCGACGAGGCCCTCGGTGACGAGAAGATCGACGACCCCTACGCGAAGGTGGCTATCTGGGAGGGGAAGACGCGGGTCGGGAAGCGCGCCTCCGACGACTGGGTAGCGGCCGGTTCTCAGCATCCATGGTGCCGCGGATCGTGGGCCCGCTGGCTGGCCCCGGCGGTGAAGGACGCGAAGAGCATGTACGATGCCGCCATGGCTAAGCTGAAAGGCCGGCAGGAGGCGTGGGGCGCGGCGGTGGCGAAGGCTCGGGCCGAGTTCGAGGCCAAGGGCGTCAAGCGCCTCGACGACTCAACGCCGGGCTACCTCGATCGCATCAACGAGATTTACAAGGGCACGACGGAGGGCGGGCTATGAACATTTTTCAGCGATTCATCCTGATACCGGCGCAGGACGCGCTCGAGAAGGCGAGGAGAAGCGCCCGCCTCGTACAGAGAGACATCACGCTCACGAACAAGGACGGGACCACCTACCGAAAGCGCGTATGGGTCCTCCCCAGCGAGGCCAAGGCGGAGAAGCCTCGGGCGGCCCAGTTCGACCTCTTCGATGGCGGCGCCCCCGCGGCGGAGGAGCCGAAGCTCGGCATCGAGAAGCCCAAGACTCCGACGCCGGCAGTCAAGGCGGCGAGCTCCAAGCTGGACGGCAAGTTCCAGGAGTGGAAGAAGGACCACGGGGACCTCGTACTCAGTTCGGCCGATGTGACGAAGTGCTTCGAGACAAGCGGGCCGGCGGCCAAGCGCTACATGGAGGCCAAGGTAGCCGCCGGCGAGGCCTTCGCCTGGAACAACGGACGGGCGACCTTCTACGCCATCACGGGGACCGCTGGCGAGACGAAGCTGAAGGAGCGGAAAGCCGCGGGGGATAAGAAGCAGGCCCGCGTTGACTCCCTCGCGCGGAAGCTCGGGGACCTCGTGGAGCGCAAGAAGGCTGAAAAGGAAGCCTCCCCGGAGGACACGAAGCGGCGTGACCTGTCGCTCTCCATCAAGGAGACCCCGTTCAGGGACTACGGATCATGGGGAAATAAGGGAAAGCACCTAAACCCCGCGGCGAGGGCGAAGCTCAATCAGGAGGTCGCCGAGCTCCTCCTTAAGCCGCGCGATGAGCTTTCGGCCGAGGATGTCGAGAAGGTCCGGAGGTACTCGGGCTTCGGCGGCGTGAAGGCGGACGACGAGCGCGGAGTCCTCTACGACTTCTTCACCTCCCCTCCAGTGGCGAAGATGACGTGGAAGATGCTCGACAAGATAGCCCCGATCGCGGCCGGCGAGTCGGTCCTTGAACCCTCGTGCGGGACAGGCGTTTTCTTCGAGGTCGCCCCGGAAGGGCTGGATCTTCACGGCGTGGAGCTCGACAAGAGGACGGCCGCGGCCGCCTCGATCCTCCAGGAGGGCGCAGCGATCCATTCCGGGAGCTTCGAGCAGTTCAACCTCTACAACGAGCGCCAGTTCTCGCGCGTGGTCGGGAATGCCCCGTTCGGCGATCGGTCGGTCCTCACCTCCTTCATGGACATGCCCGAGGAGAAGAGTCTCGACCGCTACTTCCTCTCCCGCTCCCTGGACGCACTTGCCGACGGCGGGTCCATGGCGCTGATCGTCCATCCCGGCGTGATGGATGGCAAGGGGAACCGGGACTGGCGGGCCGAGATGCTCAAGAAGGGGCAGTTCATGGGCGCCGCGAGGCTCCCGAACGGCTCCTTCAAGCATACGCAGACCGGCGTACAGCCGGATATCATCTTTTTCCGGAAGTACCCCGAGGAGACGCGCCAGCGCCTCGCCCAGCTCGACGAGAAAGGTCTCAAGGCCGCCGGGTTCTGGAATGAGGCATGGGTCGAGGGCTCCTACTACAAAGTGAAGCCCGAGCACATCCTTGGCGCACTCGCGGAGGGCGCCGGAAACTGGGGCCGGGACGTGGTAGAGGGGGAGCTCTCGCTCGCCGACATGGACGCGGCCGCGTCCCGCTTCGAGCCCGAGGCGGACATGACGGTGGAGGACCTCGACAGGCTGCGCTCCATGACGAAGGGCGGCGCGGCGGCGCCAAAGAAGAAAGGCGACGAGCTCGCGCTCACGGAGGGAGAGGCGGAGGCCGTCGCGGCCAAGACCCTGACCGTGGGGGCGACGAAGAGCGAGGACGGCCGGGTCTACCGCCTGAACGCGAACCATCGATGGGAGCGCGTGAAGGGCGCCGACGAGGTGGCGGCCGAGAAGCTCGAGCGCGTCAAGGCGATAGCCGAGGCCGTCAAAGGCATCCGGGACGCCATGAGGGCCGACGAACCCGTCGACGATCTCCAGAGAGAGGCCCGGCGCCTCCTCCAGGCCTACGAGGAGGCCTATGGCGTGGCGCCGCGGGAAGACAAGGATATCCGGAAGGTCCTCAACGCCAATGCGGCTCTGGCGGGCGTTTACGAGGGCCTCGTGGGTATAGACGACGACCTCCTCACGAAGCAGAACGTCTATGCGAAGGAGATCGAGATCGTCGACGGGCACAATCCGGCGGTCACGGCCCTCCTCACCCTCCAGAGGAACATGATCGAGGCCACGCCGAAGCAGCTCCGCGCCTACTTCCCGAATGACTTCGAGGGGCTCAAGGCCTCCCTT